AGGTTGGATGCGGAGATATTGTTGTTGGCATCGATACGAGCGGATCAGTTTCAAGTGTTGAGTTATCCCACTTCTTGGGCGAGCTAAATGCTATCGCTGAAAGCTCAGGTGCTGAAAGTGTCACGATTATTACATGCGATTATAATGTTCAAGATGTTGTCAGATATGAAAAAGGCGATCAGATCAAGGACATGGTATGTAAAGGTCGAGGCGGTACAAGAGTTATGCCCGTCTTCGATTATATCGCTGAGAATAATATCAATGTCGATAACTTCATATATTTTACTGACATGGGAATATGTGATTATCCTCAGCAAGACGTTGGTTATCCTATACTTTGGGTATCAAGTGACATGAGAGGGGAGGAGGCTCCTATTGGAGAGACCACTTATCTCAAAGTAGCCTAACAAAACAAAGTTATCCACAAGCCCGCTAGTTTGGGCTTGTGATCAAATCATCAACTACTATCATCATTTGGAGTACAATTATGAGTAAGAAAAAGCCAAGTGCTATAAAGCACAATATTCATTTAAAAATTATCAAAAATTTACAAAGTTCATTGAAAGATTTTGATCTTGATATTTCTGATGTAATGTCATCAATGTATCAATATAGAACACATCCTTTATTTTGTCAGAAAAAAGCTGACAAGATGGAGCAGTTAAAATCATGCTTAGATTATGATCAGCAACAAACTATAAGCAATTTGTGTACTATGCTAACATCTATAATAAGTTATAGAAAAGATTTAAAAGCAAACTCTATACTAAACAATAGAGAGTTTATTAAGCAGTTTGATGTTTACACTAAAGCGATATATTCATCTAATCAAACTGCTTATGATTGGTGGAGAAAAAACCATCAAAGAACTCAGGCAAAAGTTATCTGCGAAAAGGATACTAAAAAAGGTATTGAGCAAGATGTTGACAAAACATGGGGCGATAGAAATATCCATGTTCCACCTTTATGGTATCATAAGGTTTGGAAAAAAGGTTTGTCAGGTGTTGAGTATAAAGGCAGACCTCATTTTGTTATCGATGTAAAGCCCTATCCTATTGCTAGATTAGAGCAAGACAATATCAAAATGTATAAAGCTGATGTTGTTACTTCTAAGGGCGGTATACTTACATATATTGAAGACCTTTGGTTAGCATCATTTGAGACTAGCCCTTTAATAATAGAGAAAAAGGGCGGTTCATTGTGGGATACCAAGCCCGCTGAGTGTATCGTTTCATTAAGCCCTGAGTTAAGACGAGCGGAGACTAATGTCTCACAGAGAATAACAAATGGTGTAATCAACAACTTATTAGATTAGGAGGAAAAAATGTTACAAGATTTAATTCAATGGTGTCATCGTGGTTATATTTACAATCCAAGTTTTATTGGGGAGCAAATATTATCTCATGATGTTTACCATCTATCCAATGACGAAAGTATTGTTTTCTTTTGTGAAAAGGAGACACATAAACCAATGAGTGAAGATCAGTTCTGCGAGTTCGTGGACTTTATGATCAGGTCTTCACAAATATATTAATAACCTTTGTAGAAGTTTAATTTAACTTTTGGGAGTTCAAAAATGAAGTACAATTTCAAGCACTATCAAAATAGAATGTATCAAGATAATTATGTAAGAAATCTTTATTTTAAAATTGGTTTCGCATTATCAATACCAACATTAATATTAATCATAGGAGTTTTATAAATGACAGAATTGGAGATAATTCAAAAATTAGATGGCATTATTGCTGATCTAATTAAGGATGGATTGCATGATATCGCAATCAATATTGAGATCGAAAAGCAAAAGGTCGCAAAACAATTTAACCAAGCTGAGTTTAATAGTCAGCAAATAGATTTAGAGGAGTATCTATGAGCAAAATAAAATGGAAAGAACTTCAGCCTAAGCAAGTGTCTTGGGCTGAGGCTATTCTAGAGGTAGAGGGGTTAGTTAGTGCTGAGGTATCAGACCTGAGGAAAAAAGGTAATGATAGCATTGCTGACCTACTACTTAAATCAATGCATGTAATTAAGAGAGGATATTAAATGAATAAAGAATATCATTTAAAAAAATTAGATCGTCTTTATAAAGATTGGGTCTTGCATAGTAAATTTCATTTCATCCCAAAACCTATGGAGATAGAAGAGTTTATAGATGTAAATTATGAGCAGTTAACTCATGATCAATATTTCTTTTTGAGATCATTAATCAATGTAACTGCCCACATTCAAAATTTTGAGGAGGATGAAGAATGATAGCTTGTGATGGTTGCGGTAACATGTTTGAGGATTTTTTTGTTACCTTAGTTCAGCCTGATTATTATCGTTGTCAGTTATGCGATGATGATCAGGAGGAAGAGTTTAGAAAATTATATTTAACAAAAAAGGAAGTGAAACCAATGAAAAAAGAAGATGTTGAAATACTTGAAAGTAAAATATGCACTATAATGAACATTAAAGCATGGCTTAAAGCAGAAATTTCTGATGTTCGATCTAATGATTATGATGATATAGACAGTAGAGAACTAGGTATTCTTGATGGCAGATATGAATGTGCTGAAAGTTTATTAGAACAAATAGAAAAATGGGAGAAAATATAAATGAATATTATATCATCTAATTACAATTCTAATGAAGAAGAATGTAAAATAAAAACTACTCCATCATATAATGAGATGGATGACGTTATAAAAATGGACTGTCTAATTGATACAATAAATCAATTAGAAAATTTAAGGGATAAGTTACATGAAGAAATGTATAGCGATGACCAAACAATTACAACTGAACTGCAACCTAATTGGATAAAGAGGAGGATAAATAATGATCGATAGAATATTATTATTCTTACTTGGCATATGTGTAATGCTAATGTCTATTGTAACCTTAGCTGATCCTGATGGATATTATATGCAAAGTATAGAGGGAATATTTATTACTTTGTTTATAGGCTCTATTGGATTGACAATGATACTTGTAAGTTTTTACAATAAACTTTTTAAAGAATAGAGGGAGAGATCACTCCAAATGGTGGGCAAAAGTGGATGCCTAGGTGTTTTATAATTCAGCCTAAACCTCAAAGCTATACATCTCTAAATCACTTTCCCCTCAAAGTTTCTTTAATGTTAGTGATTATGGGCAAAACTGCGATCTCTTTAAAATTATGGTCAGTTAATGTATGGAAAGCCACACAAAAGGCTCACTAGAGCCTTGTACAGAGGGGGTAAAGCATCTCCTCTGTACGAATACTAGCAAAACAATTAAAAGCTTTGTATGAGGCTTATACACTCATTAAGGAGGATATTAATGATTAATAAGAAAGGGCATAGTAGCACTTACGATTTTTTTAATAAAGGAGTAAGGGAGACCCACAAAGAACTAAAAGAACGTAATAGTAAAATGACACCTGAAGAACTTGGAGAAGATGAAATGTTTGAAGATAGTCCTTTGGGATTATGGGAATGCAATAATGATGTTGGTAGAGTTAGAACTATTCCAACTTCAGCGGATAACATTAAATCTAACGTAGGCTCAAGTCTTGCTGATGTGTCAGATCGCAATATAAATAATCATAGTAGATATGAGAAAAGAAAATTAAGAGAACAAAATAAAAAGTTAAATTAAACTTTTAGAAAAAATTGAGGGCGAACTTGGAGAGGCTCGCCCTCTAGCGTAAGAAGTGAGATGCTGAGAAAACAATCACTTTCACAAAACATAATCCCACCTTTTAATTAAGTCAACTGTTTCCCCAACTTTCATAAAATTTTTTTATTGGCTTAACAATCCCACCTATATTATTTTTAATAAATTCAATATCAATTCTATTTAATTCTTTATCAGTAACTATTTTTACTACCGCATCGTAAACCTTAGATCCACCTGCTTGTTTAGAAAAAGTAAAGCAATCAATAACTTTTCGTCTAAGTATGTCGTTATCGTTATTAGATGCATCGTAGGTAGCGGTAATTCTAGGATTATAATTTGATGCCTTTATCCCCAACATACCTGATCTATTAAAATCCATTTGGAATTTATCCAAAATCATAAAAGTATCTAGCGATATACTATCATCAAGTAACAATTTATCTAAGCAAGTCTGATCAACTACTCGCATTCTAACTTTGTTAGACTTGCCTATATACTCAGGCTTTACTGTTTTATTACTAAAATGGTACGTCTTCGTCATCGTTATCTTTTTCATAATAGCTTTTACTTGGATAAGTTGGTTTATGTTTTGTCTTTGATTTATCGTATCCGTTTGGTGCTAACATTTCTTCAGCATTTTCTAATGTGCCAACACTATTATACCTTGAAGTAACTTTGTCAAAAGATAAACCACAATCTCCAATAGAACCCACCCAAGAAAATCTACATTTCCAAATCATAATCTGACTAATACTCGATGAAGATGGATTAGGTCTATGAACAGTTAGCCCTATATCTGCTTTTGCAAACCAACTGGCTGAACCTGATATATCATAACCTTTTGGAGGAGGAACAGTTCCATCATCTTTTCTCATCATCTTTGTTGGATGAGCAACAAACCAAATATGAATACCATGAGCCTGAGCAAAAACTCTCAGGGCAGTCAACATATCTGAAATCCAATCTGTCTCAGAAGTTAAATTATCTTTTGAGATGTAGTTATATGGATCAATAACAACCCCCCTAACTCCATGTCTCATAACTGCAACTTTCATTCTTTCCATAATGCTATCTAACGTAGATAGCGAGCCATCAGCCTGATACAAAAAAGAAAAATGATCTTGCACAAACTTTTTACCCTCGTTTAAATCTTCTTTATTTAGCTTTGGTGTTATACCATCAAAAAATGGTTTTCCTACATGCTTACTAATTAGTTTAGCTATGTGTATTCTTGGCTCATTTTCAAAAGAGCATATACCAAATTTCCATCCTTTTTCTTTAGCTATATTAACCATGATCTGATCAACAAATTCAGACTTACCGCTTGATGGATGCCCCGTTACAACTGTTAACTGCCCCTCAACAATCGTGTATAGCGGATCAACTTCCTTGTACCCCGTTGATGCCCCTGAACCCACACCTTTCTCATATATCTCATCCACTTCCTCATAAAAATGTGAGGCATCATAAAGCCCTGATACGGGATATGGTTTAGGGTTTGATGCAATCTCATCCAACTTTTTTTTGCCATGCTTTACTAAAACTTCATTGGCATCCTTGCAGTCCTCAGGATAATCTAATTTGTAACATCTGTCCTTACCAACTCTTCTAGCTATCTCCTCAGCCATTGCCTGACCTGACTTATCGTTATCCATAGCTATAACAATCTTGTCACATAGTTCTAATTTTTTCTTGGCATTCCAAATAAACTTAAACTTCCCGTCTTCATGTGCATCTATCTTGCCATCAACGACTTTCATTACTGCCCCATGTGGTATCGAAACTACAGATTTATATCCCACCTCGATAAATGAAAGTGCATCCATTTCCCCCTCACAAATAATTACCCAATCATTAGTTTCAACATTATCTATGTTGAAAAAATTAACTGCTGAACCTTGAGAAGAAAATCCTTTGTTCGGAAATGATCTTAACTTTGCAAACTCAGTATTACCCTTGTTGACGTAAGGAAAAACCAAACAAGGCATCTCTTTTTTCTCTGATGCAATGTAATGATTTTTAAATTTTACCCCAACTATTTTTGCAGTATTTTCTGATATGCCTCTGCTTTTTAAATAATCAATACTTCCATTTTCTACTGATAAATCAGCCCATCTTTTGTCTACAGCATGAACCACATTGCTACTCCTTATCAGTCTAAAATTATTATCTCCAATTTTTACATGACCATTTTGATCGCAATGCCAACAGTTATAAATAACATTACTGCTATCCACTTTTAATGACATTGTTTTTTGGTCTTTTTTCTTTCGCTTATGCGAACAAAAGGGGCAGTTAACCTTGTGTTGACCACTACCCAATTTAAGGGCATTTGCCCTAATATTTGATGCTAGTTCCATGTTTTCTCCTTACGCAATTTGAAAAAGATAGTTCCATAAAAAATAATCGTCAATGAAAAAAAATATTATTTTTATAAGTTTAGGAACTCGCAACTTCCTTTTTCATGCCCCCCATGATTGCCCATGTACTCCAAAAGTTAATTTTAACTTATACTAGTATTACTAGTTATAACTAGTATATATATAACTAGTTATATTATATATATTTATAACTAGTTCTTGTTATAACTAGTAGGGGAAACTTCTATTTTGAATTGTCTTCTTCAACTTCTCTCCCAAGTATCTTGCAACGATAGGTTTACTGTTTGCGATTTGAAATAAATATTTTTTTAATCTGCTTGCATTTAATTCTGCCATGTCGCAAACCTGATCATAGTCATCGCTGATAATCCACTCAGCTACAGATAGTTTTTCTTTAGTGGTTCCCAAGTACAAATCAGAAATCGCTTGGCACATCACATGTTTCCAAAGTCGAGACTCTGACATGAGTTCTTGCTCTCTCTCTATCCAAACCCCAATATATATACTTTTGTTTAACTTGTCTGTCGTTAGCATATATCTTTCCTTGCATACAATCCAAGATAACACTCTCGTCTAGATCAGGTCTTCTTGAAGAGTAATATATAATTAACTCTACTTTTACGTCTTTTTCAATAAGATTTTCTAGTTGGGGGCATTGAAGAGCAAAAATCTTCTCATAGTTTCTAGCTTTATCTGATTTTATTAGGGCGGGTCTTTTCCCAAATGTAACTATTTTTCGTGAGTTTGACTTGCTTGCGGGTTCGCCTTCAATAATAAAATTTATTTTTTTTTGGGTTTCTGTTGACATAAATTGGTATTCCTATTATCTATAAAAGTGCGTAAGGAGAAATGACATGAAGATAACCAATAACTTTGGTATGCCACAACCTTTTGTGGACTTTGCCATAAATGATAAATACAGTAAAGGTAAAGCTGACATATCTGTCACTACCTTAATCGATAGCCCTAAGATAAGATTGATGAAAGAACAGTACGACAATCAAATAGAGGTCGATGCGGTTGATATGGTATGGGCATTATTTGGAACTGCGGTTCATTCAGTTTTAGAAAACTCTAAACAATCAGATAATATTTTAACTGAAGAGAGGCTTTACTCTGAGGTTGACGGGTGGGTTTTATCAGGTGCATTAGACAGACAAGAGATCAATAAAAATGCGGATGGCACAGATGAAATAACAATTATAGATTACAAAGTTACGTCTGTTTGGTCTGTGATATATGGAAAACCTGATTGGGAAAAACAGTTAAATTGTTATGCTTATCTCGTAGACAATAAGAATGGTTTTTTAAATAAAGCAGTTAAGAAATTAAAGATATGTGCAATCCTCAGGGATTGGAATAGAAGAGAGGCTGAAAGAAAGCCTGATTATCCTAAAGCCCCCATAGTATTCGTTGATGTTCCTTTGTGGGATTATAGCGAAAGATTTAAATACATACAAAGCAGAATGGCTCTTCATCAAGAGACACAAATATTATTTGATATGCATAGTGACGTTGGTCTTTGTAGTGATGAAGAAATGTGGAAAAAGAATGACACATGGGCAGTAAAGAAAAAAGGTCAGAAGAGAGCCTTAAGAGTTTTAGATAGTGAAGAAGAGGCTATCAAGTACATAGAATGGCACAATGAAACTGATAAAACCTACACAAAAAAAACATATTTAGAGATAGAATTTCGTAGTGGCGAGTACACACGATGTGGCAACTATTGTTCAGTTGCTGATTTTTGTAACCAATATAAAGAGAGGATAATATGACAGACAAAGTAAATATTCCTAAAAGAGTTATTAGGAAAGTTAAGAAAAGTGGGCTTGTAAAATTAAAGCCTAGAATAATAAGTGAGAGACCAAGTCATAGGTCTTTGATAGCAGAACATATTGCAGAGGCTACGGGTAAAGGCAAAGTAGAAGAAGTCTTTTTTCTTTGCAGAATATTTTTTAATATAAAAGACAAAATAAAATTATGGATGAAAAAATGAAAAGTGATATACCTGATAAGGTCGCAGAGACCTTAAAAGAAATTGGCATGAGCCACACAGATGCGGGTTGGAATTGCCATGGAACCTATGTACTTTTACATAAGGCTTTGGAAAAAGTGGCGGTTGCTAGAAACATAAAGTTTGATGCCCCTCAAATATTAGAAAACGACAGTAGCAAAAGAGTTGTTAGTCTGATGGTCATGGGTCATATGGGAGACAAATCTGAATGGTCTATAGGCGAGGCATCTCCATCAAATAATAAGAATAGTTATCCATATGCTATGGCTGAGAAGAGGGCTAAAGACAGAGTTATACTCAAGTTAGTTGGTCTTCATGGAGATGTGTATGCAGAGGATGAGGCTGACAGTTTTAAAGAGGATCGACCTGAGGAAATAAAGGGCGGTACTAATAAAACGGATGATAAAGATAACCTACCTAAAGCAACATTTAAAAATCTAGATAACACAAAAGAAACTGTAAAAGGTATAGAAATGATTAAAGAAGTGTTTATTCAGTTTATGCCCACAACAGATAGCAGAGCAGACTTAGTTGGTTTTTGGAAAAACAATAAAGATGCAAGAGAAGTGCTAAAAGAAATTTCTTTAATAGACTACCAAGAAGTAGAGACTGCTTTTAAAAAGAGAGCAGATGAAATTGTCAATAATAAAGGAGAAACTAATGGACAATAATCAGTACCCCGCAACGGGTGGGCTATTTGCCCAAAAAGAAAAGAGATCAGATAAAAGCCCTGATTACTCAGGTATGCTTTCATTAGAGATGGAAGTTATTGATGATCTTATAAAACAAAAAGAAGAGGGGATACCTCAGCCTAAAATTAATTTAGTTGGTTGGAAAAAATTGAGCAAGGCAGGAAGTCCTTACCTAAGATTAATAGGGAACATTGAAAGAGATAGGCAAGAACAACAAAGTCAAAACACCTTTCAGCCTCAGCAAACTCAACAACAACAATCATCTAGTAATGAATTAGATGACGAAATACCATTCTAGGGGGAACTAAATGTCAGAAGAAAATAAAATTACCAATGTTCATTTTGAAGCAGTCAAAACATCCATGATGCAAGACAAAAACGGAACGAACATACGTTTAACAATACATCCAAACGATGTTCCTGAGGCTTTGCATAAAGATTGGATTGGCTCAAGATATATGGTTGCTATGGTTAAGTTAAATGAAGATGGCACACCTGATGAAAGGCAAGAAAATGACAAAGAAAAAGTCGGAGAATAATGCTGATATTCAATCAGACTATTTGACTTTAGATGGTGTTGCCAATTATCTTTCTATAAGTCGAATGACATTATATAATATAATCAATGACGAGAAATCTACTTTCCCAAAAAGTTTTGAAATAATTAAGTCTGAAAAGAACAGACCTAAAAGACTTTATAAGAAATCAGACGTAATCGCTTGGTTAGAAAAAAGCCCTAGAAGTTAAACTTAACTTATGGCTAGGTCTTTATATGAAACTTCACAAGATAGAAGATCAGAAAAACAAGTTTTAGACTATGTCTCCAAATGTTGGGGCATAGTCTACCACAAACTTCCAATGTCCTATAAGTTAGATTATTCTATGTATCGATCAGAACTGCTGGTTGGCTGGGCAGAAGTAAAATGCAGAACACATAATTTTGGAACATTCCCTACATATATAATATCTCTAGCAAAAGTTTTAGAGGCTAGGAGATTAGGAAAAGAAACAAATACAACTCCAATTCTTTTGGTGTCGTGGCTAGATGTATTAGCTTATTTGGATTTTTTTTCTCCTATCACCATCAAGCAAGGCGGTAGATCAGATAGAAACGATTGGCAAGATCAGGAGCCAATGGCACATTTTGAATTAAAATATTTTAAAAGAGTTGGAGAAGTAAATGAAGATGAAACTAGTAAATGGACTTGAAGATGCTTTCGTTGGAAGCACCATAAGTGCCTTCAGTAGAAAACAAGTGGCGATATACGATTATGACAAATGTATACTTATACTGATGCACGATAATAAATGGAGTGAAGAAGAGGCACTAGAATGGTTTCACTTTAATACCATAGGTGCTTGGGTTGGCGACAAAACTCCAATATTTATAAATCAACACAGTCTCAAAAATATAGATGATTATGAGGAGAATGACGATGAGTAAGAAAGATAATGTAAATAGACCTAGCCACTACAGAAAAGGTAAGGTCGAATGTATAGACGCAATCAAAAGTGCTACGGGAGATGGCTACCAATTTTACCTACAGGGAAACATCATCAAGTACATGTGGAGATTTAATCATAAGAATGGGCTAGAGGATTTACAGAAGGCTCAATGGTATCTCTCAGAATTAATGAAGTTAAAAAAGAAAAAATGATAGTATGATAGTAGTTGGTGCAAGATGGTCGCTTTTATACTTATTTATCTGATCCCTAGATCGAAGACCATCTTAAACCTACTGCGGTGTTATTGTAGGTAGTAGTGACGAAACTGCCTGCTTAATTTCCAAAATCCTCACAAAATATAAACTTTTGCTAATATGCTTGTGTAGCTAGTGTATCAATTACCAGACAAATGGATCTGGCTGCCGAAATCAAATCCTATGAAAACCCAAACTTTTAGCTACATCTTTAATAAGCATGTTTAGATAACGGCTGCAGTATAAATTGCTTACTATATTGCAAACTTTTAGATCCAAAAGT